TACGAGTTCCGTTTAGGTAAATCTCAATAATCATATTATTACCACCTGTACCGGCCCAATCTGCGTTTACTTCTACACTTCCAACAACATAATAATTACCAGTTGTAAATTTGAGATAGGTTGAAGCTGTTGCTGTAGGATTAAAGGTCCCTGAATAGGCGTAACAATGATTTCCTATTATTTCGAGGGATTCAGCAGGGCCGGTAAAGCTTCCGCCTACTGGGTTCCCTGCACCGCCTACACCACCGCCTAAGATCGCCATAAGGATCCTAAGCAGCGTAAGTTATGGATATTGCTAAGTCACAAGTTTCTGCAGTTGTTGCACTTACACTGAAGTCAATCTGATTACCTGGTATAATATCGAAAAGTCCTGCGGAATTCTCAATAACTACTGGTTGACCATCATTACCACCCAAAGGTCCTGCGGCTTGTACACTCCACCCAGGTCCTGCGAAAATCTGCTGTACGGCTACACCGTCACCAGCAAACTTAAAGATAGAAATGCCATCTGTTGCGGAATCCTGTTGAGGTGTTGCACTCAAAGAGATCCGTACGACCCGATTCATCCCTTCAGGGTTAGTGGTCGACTGAGTCGAACCCATCAATTGTGACATTGCCACAAAGGTACCAGCCGTTATTGACTGTCCTGCTAAGCTATATGTTCTTGTTTGTAGTCCCATTTTTTCTCCTTATATTTTGAAGTATAGTTTTGTTCCACCTAATTTTACACTGGGGAACCATTTCCTTGCGAGTCCACCTGCAGTAGCCAATACTATTGCTGAGGATAAAACCGCTTTACCTGGTGACGAGGTTGCTAGACTAACTGCATTCTTACTTAATTCAGCGAATGCAGGTTCTATGTTACCTTTCAAAGTCTCAGCGATTACTCCGCCAGTTGCTCTTCCAGTAGAAGCTCCCTGATTCAGGTATTGTGCTACTGCTAAACCAGATGCCATTCCAGTAATGGAAGGATGCGGTATAGTCATTCTTCTTCGTGCCATATTCTTTCTCCTTTTTGGATTGCCCGTGTATGCTCTCCGTGCGGTTTTACGCCGCATACCTTTCCTGGTTGATCGCTTTCGTTTGCGCGAGGTATCATAAGACTTTTTGCTGATGAGCTTACCATCTCTAAAATACATCCGGCGACCATTGGCTCCTTTCCTGGTATAGAGTCCCACGGGCATATACTCAGATATGAGTAGCACTATTAAAGCTAATTGGAACGCTCTGCAGTTTTTCTCAGCTGGTCGTTACTTATTTTTGAGTATACTGTAAATGTTTTATACTAGAATTTAGATAACAAAATGATGAGCGAACCACACAAGTTCCAATTTGGAAGCATTCCCGTTATGCGAGAAGTGCCTCCTGGCCTATCTGCCAAGTTCCGATTTACGGGACCAGGCAAAGTTGTCGATACAGAGTTGTACGGAGAGAAGTTATCTTTTCCGATCTCTCTCACTTTCCATCCCAGTTACGACACCCTCCCTCCTTTACCAGATAATGTAATTGATAGGGATAAGAAAGAAGCCCAACTAGAGGGACAGACAATAGAATGCAACTGGCAAACCAAATGCCAGAGTGCTAAACAGTTAATCAAACAACTGGAAGATCCTAAAGATAAGTTCTCCAAAGAACTGCAACAACACTATGACAAATCAGAGTGGCAGCTTACCAGGTTCGATACAGGCGCATATTGGTTAGAGGTATTATTCTAAATATGGTTAATATCCCACAGAAAGCTATTCTTGAGTCTATAAGTGAATGGACTCCAGAACAAGCAAATAGATTAAAAGAGAATTTGCGTCACCTTGCTCTTGCAGGTTTTTTATCTGCAGCTAGAGTTAATGCATATATTCGCTTCATAGAAGAACATACGAGAGACAAATGAAGCGCCGCTGTAATATCTGCCTACAGTCAAAGGATCACCTTAAGACTGACAAGTATAGTTCAGAAGTCACAGTATGTTACGAATGCCAACAGATCCTTACCAAAATAATTAAGGAAAATTGGATTACCGTTTGAAACAAAACCTTTTAGACGCGTACTAGGAGAAAGGGGTGGAAATCATAGCATTACAGTCACTTTCCGATAGAAGGACGGGAAGGGGTAACGAAGGTGGTGGGGTAGCATAGGGTATAAAAAGCGAGTTTGGGGCGTCACAGGGCGCTGCAGGGCCGTCTTTTGGCGTTTCAGTGCCTAGTCAAACCCGAACTTACCGTGTACCAGTTTCGTAACTTTCGATTTGTCCTGGTTCTTTGCTGCTTTTGAAATAACTGGGATCAACTTGGACGCTGCCGCTTGGACATACCAGGGTTGATCCTTTAATTCTTCAGTCATACTATGCAACAACGAAAGCTGAGAGCCTTCCTCCGTCTTGCCCAATTCCTGGGCAGCATTCCCCATAGCACCGTTCCAAAAGTCTATTGCGCTCTTTCTCGCTTGAGGGATCATGAACTCCTCGAAGTCGACCAGGGTCTGCTCTCTGATCTTTGTAGTGATCACTCCCAAGCTAGCTAACAGAGTCTCGTCTGATTCTTCCGACATTAACCAGGACTCAATCTTTTTTTGAGTTCTTAGCGGAATCCAGTAAGTATAAATCAGCAAGTAAAGCCCAAAGCTCAATACCCAAACAAGTGCGAAGAGTTCGTCTGTCATTGGTCAATCCCGAACACCTTATCTAATCCAGTTACGGTTAAAATTGAAGCAATCAAAATATCCAAGGCATCGGTACCTTCTGTAGTTTTACCAGTTGCTAATAATTCTTCAACATCAGTACCAAAAACTTTTCCTAAAGCAGCATCGCCTACTACAAAAAACGAACCTAATATTATACCAGGGGGAAGGTTTAGATCATCTACAACAAAATTCGGTATAGTTTCTGCAGTAGCAATCGCATATGACAGAGCTTTGGCCGTATCATTAACTTTTGTGAATAATACCCACCCTATGGCCGTTATTACTGGCGCAAAAGCCTCAATAACGTTGCTGAGAGCAATAAGTGAACCGCTAGGCAGCTGTTCGCCTGGCTTTCTAAAATGTTTAACCAGGGCAGCTACACCAAAAGCAAATATATATGGAAAGAATTTCTTTAATGTTTCTAAAGTGTTCTTAACAGTTTCCGGATCTAACTCTTCAACTTTTGGTCTATCATGTGGTGACCAAGGAGGATCGCCAAAACCTGGAAAGCCTCCGCCAAACGAATCTTCTCTGGTAAGTACCATTAACCAATTTGCCTAATTCCTTCGAGTACCATTACTGCAGCCAGGAGAAAACGCATTAGCAATTGCTCCAGGTTATAATCCTCGTACATCAATCCCTGGTTCGATATATTCTTCCAGTTATGTTAGCGTTAGCTTTTGCGGTAGCTCCTGTAAGATCCACTTGCACTTCAGTATAGGGTGGAATTATTAATTTAAATTCAGTGTCTCCAGGTACATAATCATTAGCCACGTCCTGCTCGAATACAATACGAGTTCCGTTTAGGTAAATCTCAATAATCATATTATTACCACCTGTACCGGCCCAATCTGCGTTTACTTCTACACTTCCAACAACATAATAATTACCAGTTGTAAATTTGAGATAGGTTGAAGCTGTTGCTGTAGGATTAA